ACGCGGCCCTTGCTGGCGCGCGGCACCGCGGCCTCCCATACGTTGCCCTTGCCTCCGCCGTTCCATCGCTTGCGCCCCGGCCGGTGGCAGATGGTGATCGCCTCGAGCGCGGAGCCAGGTCGGTCGCCCGTGATCTGCGGCATCGCACCGCGCTTCAGCCACGCCCCCGTGCGCACGTGCTCGAGCCCGGAGGACTCCAGTGCTGCGCGCCACAGGTGCGCGCTCTCGAGGTCGGAGAAGACGAGCACCCAGCGGCGCACCAGGTCCGCGAGGAGTCCAGCCACGCTGAGCATCGTCTCGGGCGCGAGGTGCTCGAAGCCGAGGTCCTTCGCCGCGCCGCCCTCCGCGCCGGTCGTCCCTGCGTTCGTTCGGTGCCGCGCGTGAACGTGCGCGGAGTACGGCGGGTCGCAGATCGCGTGGTCGAGCTCCAGCCCAGCTCTGCGCCACTCCTCGAGCACGTCCAGGCAATCGGCATGGTGGATGGTGATCGCCTCGGATCGGAAGTACTCCATGGTCAGCGGGCCTCGGCCGGCATCTCGTGCAGCCACAGCTCGCTCGGGATGCGCCCTTGCTGTCCCGGTCGCGGCCCGCTGTCCTGCTTCACGAACACGGGGACGTGTCGAGCGCGGCACTCGGCCACGATCGACTCCACCCACCCAAGCTCGAGCTGGCGCGCCGACGGCCCGCTCTCCCCACCGCAGATCACCCAAATCGCTGCTGCTGCGCCCTTCCACTCCGTCGTCGTGCGCGAGCGCAGCCCGGCATCTGGCAGGAATGCCCCGAGGCTCAGCGGCCCGAGGAGCGGCTCGCAGCTCAGGAAGTGAAGTGTTGCTGGTACTGCAAGGAGCTGCGGTGCCCGCTCGTCGAGCGCGTCCTGGTTCTCAGCCGTCGTGCCGAGCCACACGTTCTTCCACCCGGCACCCCAGTCGTCCGGGAGGTGCGCCGCGATCCGCTCCGGTCGCTTCGTCAGGATCTGGTAGGTCAGGTGCGGCGTGCGGCGGATGATGTCCCACGCATCGTCGCGCCACCCGTCGGCCTCGGCGATGAAGAAGTCGCTCCACGAGCAGGTGAACACGTAGGCTGGCTCGCGCCACTTGAGCGGCGAGTTGAAGGTCGAGGGCGTCGTGCGAGTCACCTTGCCGAAGTCGCGTCCGAAACGAGTCATCGAGGCCTCGGCATAACAGGCGCGGCACCCAGCGCTCACTTTGTGGCAGCCGACCCAAGGATTGTAGGTATGAGAGCACCAGGCAATTGCGCTGTCCTTGCCCATCATCGACTCGCGGAGACAATGCGCCTCGGCGCCTTCGCGGTCGCCGCAATCCCGACGCGCCTGCCGAGTAGCCCGCCCGGCGGGAGCCATGTGCGATTCTCCACCGGCCTGCAGCCGTTCGCGATCGCCCATGCCCACGGCTGCCGAATGCTCATGCATGGAAGGGCTGACTCGCTCGCGATCTTCGCTCGTCTCGAGCGCTCTTGCTCTTGCTCGGCCCAGCCCCACCTCTTGCTCATGCGCGTGCTCCCTTTCACTCGCTTCGACTGCCGAATAGGCAGCAACTTGTCTGCCGTGGCGAAATACGTAGCGCAGGAGCAGGCTTCGGGCAAGCCGACGTGTGCCGATTTTTTTCAGCTTGCACTTCCGCCCAGGGCGCCATATACCCCACGCGAGCGCTCGGGATGCAACCGAGCGGTCAGGCATACTGAGGGGACCTGACACGGTCTCGGCGGGCATACCTCGGGCATACGGGCTATCGGCTCAATGCTCAGGGATGCTCGTCAGATCGGAACTCCGAGACCCACCAGCACGATGCGCTGAAGTCAAAAAGCGTCGTGTTTTTTGGGGAAGGGGAGCCGATCTGACGAGCTCCCTGGGCTCCGAGCTTGGGGCGTGGAGCAGAGAAGGAAGATGCTTCGCATCTTTCTTGGGGGCTTAGTCGAGCGACCAACGGGAGCGATCATGATGGCACCCGTCGCCCAGGTGTGTTAGGCGTGGTCAGCCAGCATGATCGGCATGCAGCGTTGCATCATCCTGCACGCCGATCATGCTGGTTAGTGATCTTGCGGGATGTGACTCAGTACCGCAGATCTGGGCGACCCGACTTGCGCAGCTCCTGTACACTCGGCCCGGGCACCGCGTAGAAGCGGTTCTCGGTCTTCCCGCAGTCGACCTCCACCAGCCCGCGCCGCACGGCGAGCCAGTGGTCCATCTCCCCGCCCCAGGCGATGACGCGGGGACGCGCCCCAGTGCCCCTCCAAGGTCCGCGGCCGCGCTGGGCGACCAGGGCTCGGGTCAGCATCCGAATGCGCCACCAGGGCCCGGCGTAGCGGCGCCACGACCCGTCGCAGCCGGACTCCACGAGGAGCACCCCGCACTCGCGCCATCCGAGCGGTGGCTCGCTGGAATCCTGCAGCGTCGCGGTCCAGGCCTGCCGTGCGTTCCGCGGGGCCGTGTGGCCGGTGGTCCCGCGGCTCAGCCTGCGCATCGCGCTGAGTACGGTCTCCTCGGCGCCTGGGTGCTCCCGGCCGGCCGGGTCGAACGCAAGTCCTGCGCGTGAGCACTCGGTGATCGGCACCTCCCCGGGCCTCGTGCGTGTCGGGTCGCAGCGCCGGGAGCGCACGTTCCGCACGACCTCCCAGATCGCGCGGCAGCCGTCGGGCGAGTCCCACCCCTCCTCGTTCACGCAGATGCGGGCGAGCATCAGGGCAGTCGCGTCCGGAGCAGGTTCGTCGGCTCGGGCAGAGCTGGAGAGCATGGCGGCAAGCGCCACCGCGATGAGCATCTTGAGCATCCGGCGATGTTAGGCGAACCTGTCCTGCGATGACAACTGGCGGTGCCGACGAGGCGATGGGCGGGGACGTGGTGTGGGTCGTGTGGCACGACGGGCGCGAGGCGTTCATGTTGCCCCGTGAGTTCGAGGATGCCGACCGCGCAGAGCTGGGTGGGGCGAAGCACGAGGTGCTCCGCAGGCCACGGGGGCTCGAGGCCGAGTGAGCGACTTCGTCTCCGCCATCTGGAGGTGCAGCGGGTGCGCCGCAGAGCTGTCGCTGCGCTACCACCTTCCGACCGACGGCACGCCGCCGGACCGGGCCCCGGAGCCCTGGGTCACCGTGGAGCCGGATGATGCGTCGGTGGGCTGGCAGTACTACTGCCCGGAGTGCTCCGCGCCCGACGTGGCCGACGAGTTCGAGTCGCGGACGCGCTCGAGCATGACGGAGGACGAGGCGACGGCGGAGCACCGGCGCGAGCACATCTGCCCGACCTGCATCCACGTGATCGTCTGCAGGCATGCCCCGGGGCCGGACGGGATCGTCGCGCTCGTGACCGTCTCGAAGTGCCGCGAGTGGGTTCCTGCTATCGACTGACTGCGATACGTTGTTGGCGTCGTCGAGCCGGGGGCCTCGCGAGCTTCCCCCCGCTTGACCCTCGGACTCGGCGACGCCAGCGTCAGTCCAGGGACGAGACGAGTAGCACGCCCGCGACCTCGAGCGCCACGGTGCCGACGAGCCCGATGCCCGCCCACAGCCACGGCGAGCGAGTCCAGGAGTCACGGTCCTCCTCGGCCTCGCGCATGCGCATCACGGCGGCCTCGAGGTTGGCGGAGGCGATGCTCGCCTGCCTGATCGCCAGGTCGCGGGCCTCGATGAGCAGCTCGCCGTGCTCGTCCGATGCCCCGGCCCGCAGCTCCAGAAGGCGCCCTTGCTCCCGGAGCGCGGGGAGCAGGGCCACGTCATCGAGCAGGCACCTGGCCACATCCGACCTGAACCAGATGCCTGGCTCGCCCTGCTGCACGAGCTCGAGCCTGCGCGGTGCTGCGTGCACTCCCGTCTCCGGGCAGTCCGCCGAGGCCATGGACGACATCAGCAGAAGCGCGCACGCCAGCGTGGTCGCGAGCCATCGCACGGACAGTACGAGCGGGATCAGGTAGCCGAGGCGACCGAATGCCTCGGCCACCTCCTCGTCCGTCAGCTCCCGGCTGGTCTGGTGCGCCTCCACGGCCCGGCGTCTTGCACTTGCCAGCTGCACGTCGATGGCGGCGATCTGGTCGGCGTACTCCGCCGACTGCTCGTCGATGGCCTGACGCCTCGCCCCGATGGTGGCGATGTCGCGCTGTGCCTCGGCGACCGTCGCGCGGTCGCGAAGCCGACCGATCAGGTCTCCACGGCGGCGCCATGCCCAGGAGGCCCCGAACATCAGCAGGACGAACCCACCGAGGGCCGCGAGTGCTGACCGCCAGTTGGCACGCAGCCACGTCCATGCGCGGCTCACTCCGCGGCTCCCTGGTGGCGCACGAGGTTCCTCACGCGGTCGTAGGCGTAGTTCGCGAACTGGCCGCAGACGGCACCCCATGCTGCGCGCCCCGATAGCTCCTGCCACCACGCCATCTCGTGCGAGTCGAACCACCCGGAGAGCTGCTCCGGGACGAACGGGACGAGCACGGCGAACGCCATGCCTGCGACGATCGCCAGGCCCGGAACGACGACCTGCGTCATCAGCCGGGACTGCTTGCGCCTGAGCTTGCCGAGCCGCATCGGGCGACCGGGCTGGACGCTGCGGCGCAGCCTGTCCTGCACTGCGACGGGGAGTCGCCTCACGGCCGCCTCGGCCCGGATGTCGATGAGCGTCTTGGCCGCCTGCGCGACGACGCTCGCGACGAGCGCGCAGAGCACGGCCTGCCAGCAGAAGATGATCTCGATCGGTCCCATGGGTTCCTCCGGTTCAGTAGCCAGTAATCATTCCGACTCAACGACGCGCTGTAATATCGCGAAGAAGGTGAGGCGCTGGATCGATTTTTTTGGCAGTGAGATGAAAGTGCCCTAGCACTCCTCGGTAGGCAGCAAGAGTTGCTGCCTCAAGGGTTCTTGTGATCAGCTCTCCGGAAGACGGATCTCTCGGGACTTCGATCGGTAATCGATGTTCCAAGCAGAGCTGACGGCAGAGCATGCGACAAGAAGCCACCTGCGCGTCGGTGAACCGAAGCAATGAAAGCTCACGCTCATGCACGGTGTCGCGGTAGACGATGCGCGGGTGGCGTGCTGCAGCTGGCGCCCTAGCTTGATTGACGACTTCTATGCCGATCGTCCAGCCGTTTGCTTGGCCTGCATGATAGGTGACGAGGCGATGATCGGCATGTTGTGTGACCGTGCCGTTGTAATCAATGATGTAGTGGATCGAGAGTCGGCGAGCGCGAAGCGTACGGCATACCTGCTCAGAACTCCCTTCCCCGCCGGTGTGGTGGAGAACCACGGCACGCACGTCCTCCGTCCGAGCCCGGACCCCTACATCGCCAAGCTCCCACCGTCTATTTGCCATCATGCATTCTTCTTGGTAAACAACCGCTCATGCCAGCTGCCACCCATGGTCATTCGAAAGGTCGAGTGACAACCAGCGCCTATAACTCTTGGCGCGCCATGAAAGAACGCACCACCAGTCCGAGAAATATCGGATGGAAGTACTACGGCGCGCGCGGCATTCGCGTTTGTCCCGATTGGTTGGGCCCGGGAGGGTTCGAGAGATTCTTTGCCCATGTTGGTCCGAAGCCAACCGGAGCCGTGATCGATCGCATCGACAACAACGGCAACTACGAACCCGGGAACGTTCGATGGTGCACACCTACTGAATCGTCTCTCAATCGTCGCCGATGGAAGATGCCGCACCAGCGAGTTGAGATCATTGTCGACGGCAAAACCAGTTCGCTCACTGAGTGGTCGGAAATCAGCGGGGTCAACCGAAGAACGATCGCCGGTAGACTCAAGAAAGGATGGGACTCGAAGGCTGCTGTATTCACGCCGGCTCGCGTTCTTTACGCGACCGTTGACGGAATCACAAAACCGGTCCGGGAGTGGGCGAAAGAAGTTGGTCTTGCGTGTCGCGTGATTCGATGGCGACTTAGAAAAGGCTGGAGCGGCCGAGATGCGGTCCGCACGCCGCTCCGGTAGTCGCCACATGAACTTGTCGATGAGGCTGCCGCGACGACGCGCCGCCTTCCCCGGCTTCACCTCGAGGCCGGAGTCAGCCCACTGGACCACGGGCACCGCGATGGGCCACTCGGCCTTGCCGATGATCACGTAGTCACGCTTCAGGAATCTGTCGTGGTCAGCCATCGATTCCCGTCCTCTCCTGCCAGCTCGGCCCGTCAAGCTCCTGCGTCTGGGCATACGCGCTCCGCTCGTGCTCGGAGCCGCGGTAGATCGGTGAGCCTCCGAGCACGGCACCGAGGTAGTGCGGCAGCAGGTAGAGCGGCGAGCAGAGCGCGAGGGCGATCACGGTCGGAGCCCCGGCACCTCCGGCCCATGCGACGGCGGCTGCAACGAGCGCCAGCAGCGCCGCGTCGCGGAACTGGCGGACGTGGACCCGCTCGTGTCGCGCCACCAGCTCGCTCGCCCCTGGCTGCAGGATGACGCCGAACCCGATGGTGGTGCTGTACCGCCAGCGCGCGGTCACCCACGGGCGCCAGCGGGCCGTGAGCACGTACGGGCACCCGGCGTCCAGCGCGGGGCTGCGCGCGGCCCACAGTGCGAGGCCGAGCCCAACGAACAGCCAGCCCCAGAGCAGCGCGCTCACGCACAGCACGACGTGGGAAGCAGTCCTCATGGCAGCACCGCGCTGAGGCTCGTGAGAGGATCGTTGCTGCTGGTGGTTACGGGCACGATGGACCTCCTGGCGTAGCTCTCGCCGAGCGCGCGGCCTCGCAGCTCGATCCTTCGCTCGAGGTTGGTCACCCGAGCATCGCGCGAGCGTCGCTCGTCGCGGGTTCCCGGGTCGCTGCTCATCTCGCGGGCCAGGCGCAGCTCGTCGAGCACCTGCGCCTGCGCGACCTCGATGCGCACGTTCACGTACTTGATGTCGCGCAGCTCGGACTCCTGCTGGCGCACCTCGGCCCTCACCTCGGAGAGCCGCTCCACGGCCTCGGTCCTGAGCTGCGCGTGGGCCGCCTGAGCCTCCGACTGCGACTCGAACCGCGCCAGGTAGGTCGACGCCACGAAGCCGGCGGCGGCGATCGCGCCTACCAGCGTGAGCGCCTTCCACGTGCGCTCGATGCGCCTAGGGATCGGAGTCGGGGTCGGCATCGTCACCCTCCGACTCGGCCGCCGGCGGAGGCGGGCTCGAGCTTGCCTCCCGCAGTGCCTCCGCTCCGCCCACCGCTCGTGCTCCCTGGCTTACGGCATCGGCCGCATCGGCGGCCTCCTTCATGGCCTGCGCCGTAACGCGGAGTGACCTGCGGAGCGAGTCGTACAGGACAGTAGCGGTCGAGCCTCGTGCCATCACCTACCTCCTCCTGTTGCCCATGACATCCGTCAGGACCTCCATGGCCGAGCGGATGTGGTCCACTGAGTTCTTCGTGGACTCCACGTGCGCAACGACCTCCCGCGTGACCTCCTGCGCCTCCGCCACGCGCTTCTCCTGGAGGACGGACAGCTCGCGCCTGTACTGCTCCTGCGTGTCGCGGAGCTGGCGGTTGATGGCCTGGTTCTCATTCCACAGGACGCGCGTGGTCGTGATGCACCCGGCCAGAGTGACCGTGAACAGGATGGCAACGCTGTCGCCAGACCTGAGCAAGTCTCCGAGGAACTCCCACATCGGACGGCGCGCCCTTCTCATCCCCGCTTCTGCCCAGTGTAGCAGCTGATCCGGCGGGTCGCTCAAGACGAGATCAGGCCTGCCTGCAGCGCTAACACATGAAGCAGCTTGTCCTTCTCGGCCGGCGTCATGTTCTGGAACGGCTTGTCCGCGATCTCCGTCTTGCGAGCAGCGGCACTGCTCTCGCGTGCCCTGGCCGCCGCAGCACGAGCCCGCGTCGCCTGGTGAGCCGGTAGCTGCCTGGCGTAAATGACCGTCATGGGATCTCCTGGCGCCCCGACTCTGCGGAGGGCGGCGCGACGACATGGTGGACCATGATCTCCAGCGGACCAAGGTCGCTCGCGCCAGCCAGCACATGCACGCAGAACAGGCGGGCCAGCAGGAAGTACGTGACACCGTACGCGTACGCGATCCCCGGGAACTCGCTCGACTGCTCATCGATCAGCAGGTGGGCATCCCCGCCCGCGTCCCGAACGAGGCACCCGAAGATCTCGCGCTCGTACAGCGGATCGACTGCGATGTCCGCCACCTGGTCGGTGACAAACTCGTAGGCCTGCCCCGAGATCGTGAACTGGCCGGCGCCAACCGTGATCTGCATCGGGGCCGAGACAGTCACAGCCGGAGCACTGGCGTGAACCTCGGGCGGGGCGAAGGATTCGTTGATCATGATCGTCATGAGCTACACCGTCGTGTCCTGTCTGGCCAGCACCGCGATCTTGAATCGCCACGGTCCAGCCGCATCCAAATCCTGCAACCCACCGTCGTCACGCCTGAGCGTCATCTGGAACCCAGAGGCTGCCTGCGACGCGCCCAACACTGTCGGGAAGAAGACTCTGGCTCCTCCGGCAAAGTCATCGTAGGCGGTCGCGAGCACGATGTAGTTCGCGTCGAACATGTCAACGACGAACGACATCGTCACTATATCGGTCCCGGCCCCGACCGTTGGCGTGTCGAAGTTATATCCCTCGACCACGCTGACCGCGTTCGTTGCCACCTGGAAGCTGAGCCATGCCTTGACCATGCTCTTGGCGTACAGCGTGTTGCCCAGCAGCGAGGCCGAGTTGTACGGCGGGTTGGATCCTGCCGCGACCGTGCTCGTGTTGGTGAAGTGGACGCGGCCCTCGTCCAGCGACAGCAGCGGGGTGGTTGGGGACGCAGTGAACCGGAAGGAAGGTGATGATGGATTCTCCCACTGGTCATCGGTCCAGTTGGAGCCGGGATCGATCCACGTCTTGGCATGGACGATGACTCCGGTTAGATCGAGGCGAACCAGCTTTGCCGACTCGAGCGCCTGCACGTCCGGTGTCCACGCCGTCCCGTTCCAGCTGCAGTTGATCGCGATCTCGACGCCCTCGTTCGGGTCGATCGTCGCCGGAGCGGTGTCGAAGTTGCTGGCGTAGACGCGCACCGAGGCGTTGGCCGCCGTCAGGTTCGGCAGCTCCATGATCAGCGTGCGGCGCGACGTCGCGGTCGTGCAGATCGATGCCAGCAGCCTCGCGATCCGTGCGTTGGCCGCCGTTGACGTCAGCGTGTTGCCGAGCCGCGCCTGCGTGAGAAATGCCTCCCACGGGAACGACGCAGACCCGAGGTCGTTTCCGAGCACGCTGGTCAGCAGCGAGCCGCTCATGGTGTCGCCGGCCTTCAGCACGAAGTTGGCGGCTGTCGCCTTCCCGTTGAGCGACGTGAGGATGGACGTGATCTGCTGGAACAGCGTGCCGGCGATCACGCTCTCGCCCCCTATCGTCTGCGCCTCAGCCCCCAGTTTCTTGGCCCCGGACGGCAGCGCTGACGTACCAATGGCCGCGACCAGCGCGTTGATCTGCGACCACACGGAGCCAACGGCCAGCACGGATGCGTCAGCGAACGCGGCGGAGCTGAGCTTCGATCCTACGCGGTCGGCTCCGCTGGTCGTGACCGACTCCGCAAGGTCCCGCACGATGGCGTCCAGCCCGGCCTTCGCCTGCGACGGCGGGCCGGACGGCACAACGCCCGTCTTCCACAACTCGGACGGGCTGAAGGTAACGTGCTGCGCCGCGTGCTTGTAGGCCGCTCCGTTGATGTGGTCGGCCGCGACGTCGGCCAGGTCGTCGAGCGCCGCTGGGATCAGCTTGCCGGCATTGGAGACGCCGCTGGCGCCGGAGTCGTCCTGCTGCAGCAGCCACTCGCGTCGATCCGTGTAGATGGCGGCGTTCAGGATCGTGCTGACGCCGAAGGTGCGCTGGATGTCCGCGAGCAGGATCGAGTCGGAGCGCGGGATCACGGGGCGAACGGCAGTGCCGACGAGCGCCTCCGCGCCCTGCTCCACGTAGAACTCGAACGACTCGTCCCGGTGGTAGTAGACGGTCATCGCCATGCCGTCGATGCGCGGATCCGACAGCGCCCGAGCAGCGCGGATGAACACGCTCACCCATCGCTCGTTGCCGGGAGCGATCACGTCGGTGGGGGCACTCGCGGAGTCGACGGAGACGTCCACGAACTCGATGCCGGGGAGTCTGATTCGCTTCCCGTCGCGGTCATACGCGATCCCGCCATTCACCTCCACCGAGAGGCTCGCCGGTCCGGTCTGCGTCACAGGAAGACCCGAAAGGATGCCTCCGAACTCCATGTCGTAGAACATCGCGAGGTCAGACGCCTCGGCCCGGTCCAAGGCCGCATCAAGATCGGACTCGAGCACGAGCTGCTGGAAGAAAAAATCTAGCCTATCCATCGCGTGTCCTTCCCTTGGCGCCAACCAGCATAGCAGCCGTCGATCACGGGTCGAAGACCTCGATCAGGTGAGTGTGAGCCGGCCTCATGTAGTTCGCGATGGCCGCGATGCGCTCCCGCTGCACGTCCGTGAGGACTACCGGGGACTGGATCGAGAACGAGTAGATGAGGGACGTGGTGCCGCCACCGAGGTACGTGTCGATGCCGAGGTATCGCTCGCCAAGCACCCACGTGTCGTCGCTGTAGGGCTCGATCACGTCCACGTCGAAGCCGAGGAAGAACCGCACCACGTCCACGATGCCCTGCTCGGTGCCCTTGAGCTGGTAGATGTCGACGAGCACCCGCATCAGGCGACGCTTGTCCGTCAGCGATAGCTCGCCGGCGAAGTCGAACGGCTGGGCGAAGTCGGCGAGCATCGCGTCGACGAACCGCTCCGGGGCCAGGTCTAGGTCCAGGATGTCGGACCAGGCGTCGATGTCGCAGAGCAGCTCGTCGAACGTCTCCTGCAGCACGGAGATGAAGCGGCGAAGGTCGGTGGTGTCGTCCTCGCGCCTGTTGATCTTGGGCAGCTGCCTGATGAGCTGGAAGTCGCGCCCTTCGGCCCTGCAGTCGAGCGCGACGAAGGTCGCGGAGTCATCGGGCGGGACGACCGCGTTGCCGAGGGCGTCGGTCACGTTCGCGGCCGTCACCGTGTAGGTGGCGCCGTGCGTCATGTCGATGTCGACGCTCAGGCGGAAGCTGAGGTCCGTGATGCGCTCGACGCCGACAACCGAGAGCTGCACGGCCGGGAGCGTCGTCGTGAGCAGCGACCAGTTGGCCGGGTTGAGGGCGTCGTCCGCGTCCGTCGGATCGGCGCACGTAACCGCCTCGTCGAAGTCTACAACGACCGTTCGCCGTCCGTCGGCAGCCGCGGACTCCAGCACCGGTGGCGTGAGGTCCTGGACGGTGAACGAGTACGACTCGTCCATCGTGTAGAGGCCGCCGACGGTCTCTGACTCCACGCGCACGACAACGTCGTCGAGGGAGCTGAACGGGAGCACCGGGTCGAAGTGGAGGCGCAGCGTGTCGGTGGAGACGGGGTTCGATACGAGCGAGTTCGGGCCGTCCCACCCGACCGCGAACCCGGCATTGTAGACCTCAACCTCCGGCTCGCCGTTGATCGAGACGTAGACGCGCGTGTTGGCGACGTCGGGGGTCGTTCCAGCGATGGTCGCCGCGATGTCGAGGGCGAACTCCGAGCCAACAGCCACCTCGGTCTCGCCGTCGGTCGGGCGCCGGTTGATGAGCAGGATCTCAGCAGCGGTCAGATCCTCCGTCACTGCGTCGATGTAGACGGCCGGCAGCTCCACCTCGGCCTCGTCGGGGGAGGCGGACTCGAGCGCGAGCTTGAAGGTCACGTCGAAGGCCGCCGCCTCCTGCACGTTGAACGCGCAGTCGAGGTAGGTAGTGTCGCGCCCGGGCTCGACGATGAAGTCCAGCGCGACGGCTGCCCCGGCCAGGGCGGAGAACCGCCACGCCGTCCCGGCGGGCATGCTCGCGGGGCCGCGCACGCGCAGCCAGTAGCGCAGTAGGCGCGTCCCCGCGGCGAACGTCGCGACCTGCTTGACGCTGATGCTGTCGCCGTCGAGCAGCACCTCAGTGCGCCCTGCCAGATCACTGCCCAGGACGAGGGCGAAGTCCCCGTCGCTCGGCTGCGCGTAGCTCGGCTCGATCCGCCCTTGGACCTCGCCGAACCCTCGCTTGAACGGGGAGAATGCCATGCTCGGCCTACAGCTGGCGCGCTAGCTCCAGGTGGTCAAAGTAGGCGCGACGCGTGACGTCAATCGTCTGCATGCCGAAGCCGCCGCGACCGGAGGTGAACGGCGCGCTGCCCGTGTTCACGCCGAGCGCATCGTCGATGAAGATCTCCATCCCGGGCTCGAGTACCCACGTCGGCGCGGTCACGTCCCCGGTGATGCTCCGGTACACGCGCAGGACCACGTCGCCGGTGCCGTTCGTGATCGCATCGAGCCGCAGGTGGAGCCAGTCGCCGATCGCGAACTCCGCCGTGCTCCTCTTCAGCACGCCGTTGCTCGGCGCGTCCGGGATCAAGTCAGGCACGCCGTCCACGAGGCGGCCCTTCTTGAGCACGAGGTGCGGCGGATCACCGTCCGAGATGCCCAGCAGGTAGGCGTAGTCGTTCACCGAGGTCCCTTGACCGGCGAGGAACAGGAACGGCGACCAGCCCGTCGGACCGCCCGATACCCCGCGCTGGACGGCGGCGCGGATGCTTCCGCCCTTCACCATCGGGGCGAAGTTCACCTGGTTGGCGAACAGTGCCGACGCGCCGTTGACCACGATGAGCGAGTTGAAGCCGTAGATGAACGAGCCGCCGCCGCCGGGGGCCGCGATGCCGGCCGTGACGCCACGGTCGATCGAGCCGAGGCCGGGCGAGTCGGTGAGCAGTGTGAAGTCGGTCTCAGCCATGTGCGTGCTCTCCTCAGATCGTTGCCATCGCCAGCGTCCAGTAGACGCTCGGATCGTGGCGTGCCTTGTGCGTGCCGGTCCCGGAGTCCGTGATGTCGATCGCGGCGCCGCCGGACGTGCGAGCCAGCTGGAATGTGTTGGGCGCGACGGTGATGACGTAGTACTCGCTGTTCAGATTGAGCCCAGCCGGGAGCTGCCCGCCGGTATTCAGCAGCGTGATCCTTGCACCAGCTAGGAAGCCGTGCAGGACGCTCGTCATGGTGTCAGTGGCCGGGTTCGCCGTGAACGTCTTGGCGAAGAAGACCTCCTCGAAGTCCTCCGCCGTCTCGCCATCGAACAGCGCAGCGTCAATGTGGCCGGGCAGGAACGTGAAGATGAAGCTGCCGTTGCCGAGCCACTGCTCCTCGAAGTCCTCGACAGCCTCGCCATCGAACAGTGCCGCCGTCAGGTCCGTGCCGATGCCAACGAATGCGTCCTGATACGAGCCCCAGTCGCCGAAGTCCTCGTCGGTGTCGGTCGGCAGTGCCGACGGTCCCTCTGTGGTGTCGAGGATGAAGCCGAGCGCCGTGCCCATGGCGGTCGTGTTGATGCGGATCGTGCCCTCTGGTGGCGAGTAGACGCGCACGACGCCGGCAACGTCCGTGGCCCCGGCCCCGATGGACTGCACGGCCACGGTCCCGTTGATCAGGTTGGCAACGTCGGCCGCCGGCACGGCACCGCGAAGCGAGACGTTCCCGGTGCCGTACACGGGCGCGCTGAACTGGGAGAGCGAGAAGCCGATGCGCTGCAGCGTCCCGGGAGTGACCGACTCGACCATCACGGAGCTGGCGAAGCCCTGCCACTCCGACTGAAGGAACAGCCGGGCGGGACCGCCGAAGTAGTAGGCGATGAACTCGCCCGGAGGAACGCCCTGCGCGAGCGCCTGCGCCTCGCACTCGTCCGCCAGATCAGCCACGTCGATGATCGTGTTGTCCACCGTGACGGTGACGATATGGCGGCCGTTGAGGTGAATCTTGAACTGCTCTCCCAGAGGGCTGAACCCGTAGGGAGGTCCAAAGCCGGTCGCATCCGCGTCGAGGATGGCCTTCGTTCCCGCAATCGCGTCCGTGAGCGCCGGCCCGCCGGCATCCGTCTCGATCGAGAGCTGGGCGCCGAGGCTCAGGTCGTAGGTCTCCGGATCGGAATCGAGGAACGCGTAGGCGTCGAACTGCGCCGGGCTGCTGCTGCCCAGCTCGTCGATGAACCCGAAGGCGCCCCACCCAAGCTCGAACGCCTCCACGATCGTCGGAATCGCGAGCGAGTTGAAGACGGCAGACTCGGCCGCGCCGAGCGTGAAGAGGAACGAGTCGACACCGGGCCACCCGTGCTCGAGGTCCTCGCACGACGAGGCCACCCCGGTTACGCGCCTGGTGTAGGCGTAGAAGATGTCGCGCGACTGGATGTCGACCATTGGAACGGCCTCGAGTCCCCCGGCGAGATCGTCGCGCACGAAGCTGATCTGCGCCTGGTGCGTCGCGTCGTCGAACGCCTGCCCGTCAACTGTTCCGGTCTCGACCTGGAGCAGGCCCATGATTCTTCGCCCGCCGGAGTACATCGGTTGACTGGTCGTCGCGTCGAGGATCACGCATAGGCTGGCCGGCTCGTCGTACGCGATCCCGACCTTTCGCGCCGACGACCAGGCGTTGATGGGCACCAGTGAGCAGATGGCGCCAAGGGCGCTCGACGAGACGCAGGCGGCCACGTCGGACGGGGTCTCCCCGGCGGCGGCGCTCAGGAGCTTCCAGTTGCGAAGGAAGCCCACGCTGACCACGGCCATGACCTGCACGCGGTCGCGCCCGAGCGCATCGAACCCGGCGTACTCGCGCGCCGTGCTGACCTGCGGCGTGGTCCACTGGTCCGCATCACCCGGTGCGGCGCCAGCAATCTCGAAGCTGCCGTTCTGGATCGCCATGGCTAGATCGGGAGCCCGGTGTCCCCGTTGATCACGGTGAGCGTGCCGAGCACCGGGAAGTCCTCCAGCGTCAGCGCGACATCAGAGGCCGTTCCGTTCAGCCTCAGCCCGTCCTCTCCGTCGTCGACCTTCCTCACGCCGGTCGTGTCCCTCACCACGTTGTAGACATCGGAGAAGGCAAGCTCCGACGCCGGCTCGCCAAGCGAGTCCTTGAAGTAGAAGCCGAAGTCGATGAGCGGGTTCGCGGAGCCGTCCTCGAGCGACAGTGCGAAGAAGTCCTGCAGGTTCTCGAGTATCTGCTGTCGCACGGCGCTGGGCGTCTGCGATGGCCCGAGGAAGACCCTCGTCGACACGTTGATCGACCTGTAGACGGCGGCGTTCATGAACAGCTTGAACGTCAGCGTGTTCGGGTACGTGACCGTCACCAGCGTGAAGATGTCGGAGAGCAGCGACGGGCTCGGCGTGCCGCCGCCGACGGGGACGATGTAGAGGCGCCCCGTGTTCTCGGCGATCCCTGGGTTCTCGTTGGACGTGAGCATGAGCGCCCTGGCCACGCGGGGGTCCTTCTTCGCGTTGATCTCGTAGTCCTCGCGACTCACCGTGCGCGTGATGGCTCGAATGCTCAGCGGGGCCTGCTCCCGGATCTCCTCGATCGTCATGCGGGGAGCGCCTCCGCTGGCCGCCAGCTCGTTGGTGCAGGAGGCGATGACCGGAGCGCCGAAGATGTCAGTGTAGGACTTGTCGGGCCTCGTGATCGTTCCCGCCTCGACGTTCCCCTCGGAGCCGCCGCCGATCTTGTAGTTGAAGGTCACGGTCCCGACGGGGATCTTCCCGCTCGCTCCGTTGCCGAAGCGAACCGTCGCGCGGTCGTTCTGGTCCACGGTCACCGTCATGTGCTTGTCGGTGGCGCTGGACGACAGGAGCGTATCGACGACCGTGTAGAGGCCATCGGCCGCCGTCGCCGTCAGCGAGTCGTCGAGGAACGGGCGAGCACCGAGTCGATACTCCTGGTTGGGCGCTCCGGTGGACTGCACGACATCCGAGGCGCTCCTGCTGTGCTCGAGCGACAGGATGATCTCCGGCGGACTCGACCCGCCAAGCAGCGTGGCGGTCGCGAGGTTCTGAAAGATGACTGGGCTGGTTACGTCCTTCGTGCGGAACGTGTCCCCGGCCGTGAATACGACATCCTGCGCTGGCACGGCCGCCAGCGTCACCTTGAGGTCGACCGACGCCGCGCCAGCTCCGCTCGGCCGGAACCCGAGGAGCTTTGCCAGGGCGATGAGGTTCTTCCGCTGGCGCGCGGTCGTGATGCGCGACTCGTTCGCCTGGTTGTCCTGGTAGAACGTCAGGATGCCGCCGACGAACGAGAACAGGCCGAGCAGGATGTTGCCGAAGTTGGCGCGGTTGTGGTCGGTCCACTCCGGGAAGACGCCGGAGATGAGGTTGGTGAGACGCGCCCGAATCGCGTCCTCGTCCTTGTCCGTGTAGTCGAGGGTCTCGCCGAACGTCGCCATGGACGGCGATGTTACCCCAACGAGACGACGGCTTCGAGGCCCTGCACGATCACATCGTTTCCGGCCGAGTTCTTGACGATGGCGTCGAAGGTCGCCTTGACGATGAGCACCCTCGGCTCTGCCTGCTCCTCCACGGAGACACCGGTGAGCCTCGCGCGTGGCTCCTGGGCAAGGGCCTCAGAGACGTAGACGCGCGCCAGCTCCTGCGTTGTCTGATCGTTGTTTCGATGCCGCAGCAGGTGGAGGCGACTCCCCATCTCGTCGTCCCAGGGCAGCTCGCCAGCCGCCGCTCCAGCGTCGCGCTCCGTCCCGAGGATCTGGCCGACGCACGCCGCAACCAGCTCCGCCCCGCCGCTGTTGGCAAAGTCAGACTTCTGATCACGCCTGAACGGCCGCAGCAGTCCGTGGCCCAGCAGGTCGGTGCTCATGTCGGCCTCCGCTCGATCTTCTCGTACGCCCTGTGCTCGACGGTCGCGTCCGCGTCCCACCCGTGCTGGCGCGCCGCGCTGATCCAGGTGGACGGGTCGGCGTGCAGATTGTCCCACCGGCGGAGCGCGTGGAGCGCCTCGTGCGCGACGGGGTCCCCGCTGTGCAGCACGGACCCCATGCAGTCGGACCTGATGAGCGCGAGCGGAGGCCCACCGCCGATCGGCTTGTGCAGCTGGGTCAGGACCGCGTTGGAGCCCTTGGCCATCGGCCGGTACGACTGCCACGCCGCCTCGAACGTGGCGCCCGGCACGAACCAGCAGCAGAAGCCGTCCAGCTCGGCCCGTGACTCCCGGTAGACCCGCGCGGCCTCGTGGCCCGGCTTCTCGGACCACGCGCAGATCGCCGCCACGACGGCCTCGTGACAGCGCTCGGCCAGGTCGTCCAGCTCCGACGGCTTGAGCAGTCCGGGCGACACGATCGTCGTGACGGTCAGGCCGAGGTCCGTGATGTCGCGGCGGTTGCCCTTCGGGTAGTCCACGCGGAACCCACGCGTGATCAACCACGTCGCCATCGCGATGAACGCGAGCCCCGTCATGATTGCGATGACGATGCCGGTCATGGTGCCGGAACCGCAGAGAGCGATGCACGTGGCGCTGCTATGAACGCTAGTCTGCGCACGGTGTCGACGAATAGATCGTCCTTGAGGCGCTGCTCCGGAGGCAGATCTATGTACGGCACAAAGCAAGGGTGCGTCTTTGCCTCCACGTCCTTGACGGGCCCGTAGCACCACCCCGTGCGCTCTTTTTCTGCGAGCCAGCCGGCGTGACTCTCTTCTGGCGTAGCTCCATTGAGCGCAGCGACGACGCCGAGCCTCGCCGATACCTGCTGCCATTCCGGCGCCCG